TCCTCGACCTTTCGCACGTCCTCGTCGGATAGCTTATACTTGCGCACAAGCCCCTGAGTCTCACGCTCTAGCTCGATACTATTCGCAGCGTCTCTAGCCCTATTGATCTCGGCCATCACTTCTGGAGGTAGCTGTGCCATCGTGTTAGGGGTCGCCGGGGTAACCGGCTTTCTAGCATTCTGGAACGCCTCCAGCGAGGCCCGGAAGTGCCTAGCGAGTTCGGGGTCGTTCTGTAGATTCTTGCGAACTTCCCGAAGCTCCTTTAGCTCCGTCCAGTCCTGATTGCGCTTGCCAAATTCACGCCACAAAGCATCGTGAGATTTAGCCAGATCCTCGGGGCTCGTCCATTCACGGCCACCGGCTTTCCACGACTTCGACGGCTGGGCTGACTGTGTCGCCTGTGACTGCGTGTCCTGCGTAGCCTGAGGCTGCGCGGGGGCAGGAGAACTGGGAATCTCCCCGTTCATCAGCGAGGTCATCTCGGCATCGAAAGTGTTTTCATCGCCCATTAATGGAATCCTTCAGCCTACATACCGGCGGTAGGTTCGCCATACGCCTCAGCGTCGGGGGCGCTCATCTCCCCACCTTGGGGAGGTTTGGGCGCGAATGCGTCCTGAAGCCTTGCTCCGCATTCATTAACAATAGAAGCCTGTTCGGGGGGTAGGCCCTGCGCTAGGGCCATAAGCATCTGTGCAATCTGTGGAATAGCCACCTCGGGAGGGGGCATTCCCTGTTCGCCTTCCATTCCCTCTTCGGCAGGAGGGGCCATAGGAGGCTCAGACGGTGGCGCACCAGCGCCCTGCGCCTGAAGCATTTGCATTCGAGTATTAGCGTCCACTTCGTTTCCTCTTTAGCGCCGACGTACGTCGGGCATTACTATAAGCGATTGCGGCGGCTTGGTCCTTTGGACGTCCACTTGCAATCAATTCTCCGATATTAGCGGAGATAACCTTCTTAGAATTACCTGACTGAAGGGGCATTAAGTCATGAACGTGCGGTGCTTGGGGGCGTCATTGCCCTTAGCGCCACGGCCATCGCCGTGCCCGCTCGCCTCGGAGGCGTTGGTCTTGCCGGGGCCAGCTAGCTTACCACTCGCCTGACCATCGCTAGAGGGGCCCTTAGCGCCCTTATCGCCGGTCTGGTTTGGAGAAACGAGCTTCCCGCCCTGTTCGCTAGGCGCAGAGCCCTTATTGCCCTTGTCGCCCATCTGGTTTGGAGATTCCAGCGTCATTATGTCCCCTGTGTAATCTGATCGAGTTCCTGCTGCATCATCGCAGGATCTAACCCACCCGCAGGAGGGGCACCGGCAGGGGCGGGTGATAAGCCCTGCTGTGCGTTAGCTGCTTGCTGCGCTGCTTGTGTTCTAGAGAGGATCTTAGCCTGCTGGGCAGGCGAGAGTGCGGAGTTCTCTAGGACCGCCTGGGCGTCGACAATCTGAAGCTCATACATTTCCTTCATCTGGTCGTATAGCTTCGCTTTATTGATAGGCATCGTAGAGCCGACGCCGATCTCAATATCATAGCGCCCCGTGGTTACATCATTAATTCTAACCGCATTTCCTTGTTTGTCAACGATTTGTTCGTTGATGACGACGAAGTCGGGGTCCTTATAGTCCCCACCGACAAGGCGCACTACCCGGCGCTCGGTGTAGAACTCCTGAATTAGCTCTACGATGAGTTTCCCTAGTTGCCTTAGGCTGCCCTCTAGGTTGCGCACCTTGAGCCGTAGTCTCGTCTGGGCCGCCTCTTGTAGCTCGTTGATCGCCGAAGCCGCCTCGATGCCCTTAGGCTTACGCCCCTGGGTTACGTCATAGATTCCGCTGATAGCGTCAAAGTCTTGCTTATCAAGGGCTTGGATCTCGAATAGGGCGGCTGGTAGCTGGGGCGGCGTGAGCCACTTGACGTCGGTGCCTGGGTTCTTGTAGATGATCGAGCCTGGGCGAGTAGTCATCGCCTTGGGGTTGATGCCCGAATTAGCGTCAGCGACTAGTGGAGGATTGCCACAGATACGCAGAATGTCCTGCGTCTGACCGCGACGTTTATTGATAAAGTCTTGTAGCCGCTCAAGCTGTTGAATCTCACCCATGCCCCAGAACGAACTGGGAATGTCGTAGTCCACGAACCGAACGAAAGGGAACAGATTATGCCTAAACGGCGACTCACCATGTCGAAGGATGATCCCGTTCGCTGCCGTAGTAAGCCAAACACGTCCATCCTGCTTTCTCCAATACTCAATTAGGGTGACTAGCTTCGAGCGGTCCATCGGCGCCTGCGAGGGGATGTTACCAGCGAACTCGGTCGTACTAGTGCTAGCTCCGCTACCGTCCCCGCCAGTAGCCGTGCGTACCGGCGACTGCACGCCAGACATCATCGAGCCGCCAGTCTGTGAGGTGATGGTCTTCTGGACTGTTAGGTCTTCTTCCCATACGCCAGCGGTCATCTTGCCTTTAGCTTCTGGGTACATGCTCTCGACGAAGGCGATAGGCACGTTAGCCGCGTAGATCATCCACGCAGCATCGCGCATGTCCGTAGCACCTGGGGAGGGGAATAAGTGGCGGGGGTCGACCACGGAGACTTCGACATCGCCTAGTTCTCCCTCGACCTCTGGCTCCTTCCACCACACCTTAGCGAAGCCAGTACCATACTTCAACGTGTTGCGCACAATCACTGGCAGTTTAAGGTCCATGTCATTATTGACCCACACCCGCTTCACTAGATCGCCAAAGACCTCGGCGGTCTGGGCGCACTGAGGATGCGCGGGAGCGATCATAAGCTGTGGGCTACTATCGGTCATGATGGGAACGATAGTCTCGATGGTACTAAAGATGAAGTTGACTACCGGGGTGCTCTTCCACTCAGGCCTATTCTCATTCCAGTGCTGGCCTGCGTACAACTTGTACCACTTCTCCCAGTCCTTGTCATAGTTCTTGCGGTGCTTCTTGGCCTCTTTGTACTTATCTAGGACTTCAGCTTGGAGCTTGAACTCCTCGTCTGACATCTCATAGGTAGTGCCATCGGGAAGGCGACGCACCTGATTCTGGAAGTCTACAGGGCGGGCGCTGGACTCTAGGATACTAGACATTATCGTTTATCCTTAAACTTTCTAGCGCGTGACGGGTTCGTCACCGCCCTAATCACCCCGGCCTTCTCCAGCCGGTCGATGTCCTTGGTGCTATTGATGCGCTCTCCAGTGGCCTCTTCGGCGTCGGCAAAGGCCGCATCCTTACAGCGCATCAGGCCGTACAAGTTAGGCTTGTTGACCTTGAAGTCGGCGAGGCCATTACATACGTAGCACTTAGTCCCACCGCGACGTTTCGCCGCGTCGAACTGGGCGTAGTATAGGAATACGGTGCCCTCGACTCCGCAGTCGCGGCACGTAGCATCATAGAATGGCATTAGTCGTTCTCCACTTCGACTTGGCCTAGTTCGTTATACCCGCGCATTTTGATCCAGTCCTCTAGGTTGTTGGACTTCGGGTCGGGGTTCTCTACGCCTCGTAGCTGCATCGACCCATCGTCGGCCATGGTCATGTAGGGGTGGTGCTTGCCGTAGCCGTCCTCGGCGTAGATGATGTACCGCAGGGAGTCCATGGTGTGATTGTTAGCGTCGATGGGGACTTCGCCCTTATTTTTTGATCCCTTGTCAGGATAACTATAGATCCCGATTTCCTTGAGCGTGTTAACGCAATTACGCGTGATGAACAGCCGGTCAGTATCGAAGCATCGGCTAACGCTATTGATACCCGCCTGGATATCATTCTTAGCGGGATAGGTGTTGACGCCAAGCGCAGCAAGGTCGGCACTCGCTTGCGCCGCTGAGGGGTCCATCCATCGCCGGATGCAAAGTTTATCAAGCCAGTGTTTGCGAATGCTCGTTGCATGGCTCTCCATCGTCCGCATGGGGGCGTAATACTCGTCCATCAAGTAGTAGCGCCCGTTGTGCTTCATGACCCACAGGCATACGAAGGGGTCGCTATAGCCTGCGTCTATTCCTGCAATAATCTCGGCTCCATCAGGGAAGTTGGTAATAGGGGCGACGATGTGACTGCTAGCGTTGAAGGTGGGGTACACCAGTCCGTCGAAGGCGACGAATTCGGCCCCGAGTTCCTGCTTAGCAAACTGAGTTGTATACTGACCCCGGAGATGCTCGATGTCCACCGGATCAAGATACGTGTTATCAGAAGTAACGCTACGCACAACAGCCATGCGCTCGTCCTTCGACTGACGCTGATAAACTTCCTCATAGAGCCAGTTCATCCCCCGTGGGGTCGTCGTCATTAGGATGACGCCCTTGCTATCTAGGATGCGGCCAAGGAGAATCGTGTAGGCTTCCTTGTCCATCATCGCCGCCTCGTCCATCCAGACGAAATCGATGCTCGACCCGCGCAAGCGGTCGGGGTGTTCTGCTGTCTTAATCTCTACGCGATACGGTGTATTGGAGCCTTTAGGCGGTACGAGTAGATAGGCGTGAGCGCCTACATACTTTTTAAGAATGAGGGATCTACCACCCCCAAGATCGCAGGCGTTCTCGAACTCTTTCTCCACGATGGCAGACATCGGATACGTTGGGCTAACGATCCACGATAGTCCGCGCTTGTTGTAGCCGCGCTTGTAGATGCTGTAGAGCGTTTCACGCGCCCCTGCGAACGTCTTGCCACCGCGAATACCTCCTACATAGAGGACGATGCGCTTGCCTTTATCTAGCTGCTTGCGCACCTCTAGCTGCCCCGGTAGGGGCTTATACTTGACGACTAATTTAATCGTCGCACGCTGTTGTACGTATTGCGCTGAGGCCTTCCTAGCCTTCTTGGCGAGCCGCGAGGCTCGACGTTTTTGTGCCGCGAGCGTATGCGCCTCGTCGGCGTACTGGGCCTTACGGCCCCTTTGCTTTAGGGGGGGAGGTGTCGGCTTAGGCTCAATAGGCGGGACCTGAGGGGTCTCGTCCATTATTCGAACTCCACATCATGCTTCACTGAGCCTTTGGCTTTACCCTTACCTAGAAAGCCCTGGTGCTGGCCCCACATCGATAGCGCCCTAGTGCGAACGAATGGGTTAGGCGACAGGGCGTCCTTGATGATCTCCCGTAGCCACATCTCCTCGGACAACAGGTCTAGGAAGCCTTCAATCTTGAGGCCTGCGGCGATGTACTCGGCTAGGCGCTCCTGCTTGATGTTAACCTTGTACTCGTGCTCAGCCTTCTCGCGTAGCTCTTCGGCTTCGGCGGCCTCATCGTCGTGGATGTCCATTAATAAGCACTCATATGTTGGCACCTAACGCAAATATAAATCCGGTATTCGCCTAGTGTACCATCAGGGAGAATAACCCGACTAGTGCAGCCCCAAGTTCGGGACTTGCCACAGTTTGGGCATAGGCCAGGGTTAAAATAGCGCTGGCCCTTAAGGTCATTATTATCGCCCGAGTCCAGGTGGGGCGTCGAAGAACTGTCTTTCGGCTTTGGCTTCATGGGCCTCATTAGTCATCGTGTACGGCAGTGGTGTAGCAATTGGCTGTTCGAATACTACCCCCGTAGGTGAGGGAAGTCTTGCGATGCGGGAGTACGCCCATGCAACAACATACGTAATGCCCATCGCCATAAAAGCGCCGAACATAACACCGATAGAGAAATCGCTAAGCGCCAGTCGTTCGACCACATTAACCCTCTAAAAATAACAGAATAGAATTAAGGCTGACAGCGATACCCTTATTGCTATCGGGGAACCATCCCTGGTTGTCGTGAGGTCTCGAACTAATCTGGACGTTGATCCCAATTAGCTTGCCTTGACGGTTCAATAGGGGACCACCGCTATCGCCGAACCAAATGCCCGTGGTATGATACACTTCCTCCCTGGACTCATCACCGCCTACGGCGACAACGAAGCCCACTCGCGCAATGACGGGATAGATAGCAGCGGGGTAGCCTAGGGTGTATACGATGGCACCGTCTGCCGGTAGGCCTTCGGCGAGGGGCGTAATCGGTAGGGCATGAATGACATCGCGTACAGCGAGGAGCGCTAGGTCCATCAGTGGGTCACGACGGACTACGACAGCTGGGAGGGCATAGTCAGTGTCGCCGCGAGCGACCTGGATGGTCAGGGTGACGTCGGGGTCTACATCGACCATCGCGGCTACATGCTCCGCCGTCAGGACGTAGACTAGGTCGCCTACCCTCTTAATGCAAACCCCACTCCCATGGCCTAAGCCTGGAGCGTATACTGCCACCGTAGATTCTTTGGCTGTCGGGAGCCACGCTAGATCATTAGCGTCGACGGAGGCAGTATGAGCCCCAGGGGCCATTGCAGCCCTAGGGGTCACGAGGAGAGGAGTATAGGAGGCTTTGGATGGGGAGCCGACGATGAGGCCGGAAAGGAATAGTAGGGGCAGTAGGAGTTGGCTTTTGAGGGACATGGTCTCTGGTCCTTTCGGGCTCTAGGCCCCCCGACAAAGACTAGTTTATCGGACATTCGGGGATTGTCAATACAAAGGTGCCTTTGGAATCAATAAATGAGGAATTGTTACCTGTGGGTTACCCTTCCCTTCCCCTCCCCCCATGCCTAGGCCTCCCCCTTTCACTCTTTCCCCCTCTCTCAGATTAACCCCCCACCCTATCCTATCCTATACTAGGCATTATACACACTATCCAAACACTAGTCAAGCATTTGGACTAAGCCTTTTTAATAATAGTCTCCCTCAAAAGCAAATCCTATACCCCCCACCTAGCCTAACTAGATGGGACCCAGCCTATTAGAATTAAATGAGCATTTAAACCTCAAGGTTAGAATCTATTTTTGGGCACTCCCAGCAGGCAGGGCCGTGGGGGCCTCGTGGCGATGACTATGAATACATAGCCCATGCCTACTACCCATCGAGCAATGCACCGGCCTGCGCCGCATGGCACGCCGATTGCCTTTGCCTGCTACGAACGGTCTAGCCTACGGGCGCTGTGGGCTAGGGGGGCTATAGCCTTCAGCACCCCCAAGCCTATCGCCCAGGTAGCCTCTATTAGTAACGCTCGTTACTATTTCCCTAGTGTTACCTAGCGGTAATAGTCTATGTTACCCGCCAGTGACATAAATTAGCTGCTGAATAGTCTATGGCTACCCGCTGGTAACATGAATTCGTAGTAACGGACATTACATACATATTATGCATACAGTAGGCCGCTACAGCCTAACCCGCTTTTATGGGTTGGCACGCCAGTCGCTATTCTCCCTCCATCGCAGGGGGCCGGGGTGGCCGCTGCGCGGGGACGGGCCCTTGAGGCCCAGTAGTGTGACCCGATGAATCCCCCTAGCTATGGCAATCGGAACCCATGATAGCCTAGGTATCTGGTCTGTCCCTAAGGGGCGGTAGAGTCCTACCGTCACGGGATGGGCCCATGGTAGCCTAGAGCCCATGGTTGAGCCTACAATGGTGCAATGCCATAGTGGGCTATGCTATGCGTCCCATTGGGGTCATAGTGACCCGAGTGAGGATAGGCCATGTTCAACGTAGAAGTGTACCGCAACCCCGGATGGGCCTTCAAGTTCGCTTGTGAGTCGATGAGCGAAGCATTCCGCCTTGCGGAGACCCTTTGCGCCATAGGCCATGTGGCGAGGGTAGTCGATGCCAATGGCGTTACCGTACTCTAGGGGGCGCGGTGGCCTATGCCACCGTGGCTCCAATAGGACGCATAGCAAGTAGGTAGCCTATAGGCTATTCCGGTCCCTATTCAAGTCGGTAGCCCATGCGATAGCGTCTCTAGAGCGCCGGACGATGGGTGAGCACTTGGGGATACACTAGCCAATAGGCAGGAATGGCCCATAGGCTACCTACTAAGCGATAGTCCCTCATGCGCCCTAGGCGCGCCGTGGCTTTACCCATGGGCGACTAGGGGCTAGTGAGGGTAGACTTATGCGTACTTTCAAGATCCTGCGCCAACTGGTGCACAACATCATGTTTCACGCCGTCCAGGTGCACCTGTCCGAAGCGGTGGAGTTCACCAAGGTGGACGGCTCGAAGGGAAAGACCGAGTACCTCGCCGTCGTCTGGAATCTGTTCGCCGAGCACTTCTTTGTTGATGCCATCGACGCGAACGGGCGACCCTTGGACCCCACCGAAAACTGCAAGGTGTGGTCCTCGAAGCGGTACCAGACGCCCATCGACGGCGCTGTGCTGGTGGACATCGCCACGGCAATGAACGAGGGTGGATTCGTCATCGACGAACGGTGTCTGGATGAGATCGTCGCCCGAGACGATGAGCGCTTCGGGCCCGACCCGGACGCCGAAGAGTGGAAGGCCAAGACTGAGGCCCATTTCAAGGTCATTCGGGCCCGGTTTGGCACCGTCCAGCACCCCAAGGCCAAGGTGACCCGGGAGAATCACCCGGAGAACCTGGGGCTGGCCACCGACGCCACGGAGACCCCCCTGCCGATGCCCGCTGACCCGTTCGACGCGAGCAGCAACTAGAACCTACCTCACTCGCCCTATGGGCCCGTAAGGGTCCTAGGGCACATAAGGGAC